CATCACATCCTTGCCGGCCTCCTTCAGATCCTGCCATCTCCCCTGTCCCTTCTGGTACTGCGCCATTCGGATCTTCCAATCCGCGATAGCGCTGGCGGCATCCTCTGCAATCGGATCGGTGACGGCTTGCTTGAAGCGGCCCCACGCCGTCTTCTCCGGCCCCTCCTCCATCGGCTTCGCCGGCTTGGTCAGCTCCTTGTATTCCTCCGCTATCTTCCCCGGCAGCTCTTTCAGACGGCTGACCGGCGGCTTGGGCGGCGGGCGTCCCGCCAGCGCAGCGCCGATATCGAAGCCACCCTCAAGCGGCCTCCGCATCCCTCCCGGCGCCACATCCGGCGCAGCGCCGGGAGCGCCCGGCGCTCCGGGAGTGTCGCCCATCCCGAGCCTCTCTCGGAGGCGCGCATTGTACGGAGCCCACGGCTTAAAGCCCTGCTCATTGAACATAGCAGTGGCGACGCGGGTCTGCATCTCTCGAGCGAGAATCGGCGGCAACCGCTCCGCAGTCGACGCGGCACTCGGATACTTCTCCACGTCAATCCCAACCTGCGGCCCGTACTTGCGCCAGTTCGTGTTCGTGATCTGATACAGTCCGGAAGCTGTGTGGGTGCGGTCGTAGCGATAGTTGTAGGCGCCAAGGTTCCCTCCGCTCTCCGTCTCCGCCACCATCGGCAGGCCCTGCTCGGGAGTCATTCCGAGAGTCGGGTCGGTGTCGAGCGCCGGCAGGGCGCGGCTAGGCGGCGGCGGAGCGTCTGTCGGACGCGGAGGCACCGGCTGAGCCGACCCACCTCCAGGCGGCGGCGCCCCCGTCTTCCCCTGCAACGCCTCTGTCAGGTCAAACGGCATTACTCCAGACCCTCATCCTCAACCGTGTCGGCATCCTCTTCGTCCTCATCCGTATCCCCGAATCCCATCGCCTCCCGATCCAGCTGCCGCTCCCGCGCCTTATCCGCATCAGTCGCGGTCCTAGATGGCGTCTTCGTTTCCGGCGCCTTACCTCTCGCCCCGGCATCAGTGGTCGGCCCGAACTGCTCCTTGAACGCCGGGTCTCCTGGCCTCGCCAGCATCGGCGGCGGCTCCGAACTCGCCGGCGGCCCTGCTCGCCCCCGGCGAGCCAGATCCGCCTGCGTATACCCTTTCCCTCCAATCACCACGAAGGGCTGCCCGCCGGCTTGCGGGAAGTACTTCTTATCCGGATCTTTATACCACATCCCCTCTCGCAGCTGTCTCGCATTCGCCAGATTCGTCGGCAGCGGCAGCGCTGCCCCTGCCACACTCCCCGGCGCATCCGGCCCCTCCCGAATCCCGATATACATTCCCGCTGCCTGCGCATTCTGAAATGCTATCGCCGCAGCCTCGCTCTGTCGCAGATTCGGATTCGCTATCATCAGCCTCTGCGCATCCTCCGCCACCTGCCGGTCCGGCACCTCCAGCACCCCCGGCAGCACGGCCGGATACCGGCGCTCGGAGTACTCGTGCACCGCCTTGATCAGTTGCGTCGGCGGTCCCTTCACTCCGCCAGCCTTCCCGAGCGCAGCGTCCCGATCCCTCGCAAGCTGCGTCTGCGCCTTCTTCAACTCCCCGCTCAGATCATCCAAGGCCATCTGCGAATTGGCACGATCCATCAGCTTCTGTTTGTATTGGATATCCGCCTGCTCCTTCTGAGTGTTGGCGCCGGCCTTCAGACGGTTGAAGAGATTCGGATCCCAAGGCATCTGGCTGATCCGCTGCCAGGTTGGATTCCGAATCATCTGGGGGTCTTGGTTCATCTGCGCTCTGATGTACTCCCATCCCTTCGGATCGTTCGGAAGGGTGTCGAGCATGTCGGTGAAGCGGGAGATCTGCTCGCTCTGCACTCGGTAGTTGCGGTAGTCGGTGCGGGATTGGGACTCCTGGAGGCGCGAGGCGGCGGTGGCCAGCTTGGACGCTTGATCCGGAGCGCCCAGATCCATCTCCGTCTGCGCCCACCACATGAGGTCGCCGGCGAGTCCCGCCCCTCCTGCTCCCCCTGCGAGTCCTCCCGCTTGCTGCGCTCCCTCGTTCGCCGGATGCCCCGCTCCGTAGCGCTGCTGCGCCAGCTTGTATATCATCAGCTCCCTTCCGAGCGCCATCTTGTCCCGTTGGAGCTGGATCTGTTCCGTCTGGAGCTGGATCGGCGCCTCGGCCAGCTTGAACTGATTCATCTGGATCTGTTGCAGATCCAGTTGCTGGCCAGCTGCGCCTTCTGCAATCGAACCAAGGGTTGGGCCTGGCATCTCAGAACCTCGATACTGCTGCTGTCTGCCGGGGACCGGCCGTCACAGGAGCCATCCCGGCTGACGCGTACACGCTTGGATTCACACCCCAAGGCACCAAGCCGGGGATGGTCTGGCCGGCGACACCCACCGGAGTTTGGCTCGTCAGGCTGCCACCCTGCCACTCTCCAATCACATTCGTAATGGCATCTATCAGATCCTGACCCTCCGGATTGCCCGTCACTCCCCTCTGATTCGGGTTGATGGTGGCGCCCTTGGCGGACATCCAGGGATAGACTACATTCTGGAAGATCTGCTGTGGCGTCATGCTCTTGATCGCCGGGTTGGAGGCCATCGCTGTGTTGACCTGCTTCGTCATGTCGCTTATGAATCCGGAGGCGTTGTTTTTGCCCCAGACGAGCTGGATCGGCTCCGCATGTCCCGGACTCTGATCGTGCGCATTCATCATCCCCTGGATGTACTGGGTGGACTGGGCGGGAGACATGGTGGACATGGCCTGAGCGCGCTGCGCCACCGTCGCGCCGGCGAGCGATGTATCCACGCTCCGGGTGAACCCAGCCTCCTGCGAGATCTTCCCCGGTCCGAAGGCCGAGCTAATCCCTCCAATCGCCGCTCCCACTCCCGCTCCGATCAGCGTCCCTACGCCGGGTATTGCCGAGCCAATCGCAGCTCCTGTCTCAGCGCCCTGCATCACATCTCCCCACGTATTCCCGCTCTGCCAGTTCTTGGCGAAGTTGTAGACGGACAGGGGGATGGCGGCGTAGCCGAGTACCGAGCTGGCCTCCGAAGCAACCCCCGGCGCGATCTCTCCTGTGGCGCTGAGGCCTTTGATTGCCAGCGACCCCATGTTGATGCCTGCCTGCCCATATCCGGAGATACCTCCTGTCTGTAGCCCCTGGATAACTCCAAGGACGTTGCCGTAGCTGGACAGCCCCATACGGGCGAGCTGCGTTCCACTCATCTGGGCGAGCGGCATCCCTGCTTGCCCAGCAGCAGTGACGCCCGCCTGTCCAGTCGCGCCAGAGGGAGCGGCGGTTAATCCCCCTGGAACATTCCCCCCAAGTCTATACCCGGCGCTCCTCCAGTATCGCCGCTCCAGCTAGTCCAATCCGGAGTGCCGGCGGCCAGCCCTCCAGACGTATCCATTCCAGTCGTCGGTCCCATCCCACTAAAGTCAGGCTGCCCTATGTAGCTCGGGAAGCCAGGCGAGCCGGCGGTCGGCGTATACAGACTCTGCGGCGAGCTGATCGGGTTTCCGTAGGCGTCCGTCGTCGGCGCCTGAGGGAAGAACCGATTGATCAGATTGGCGGCGCTGCCCAGCGTGCTCTGCAGCCCCGCTCCCATACTGCCCTGCGCAGCGCCAGTTGAGGCCATCATCTGCGCAGCGTTCGCCGGCGTGATGTTCGCCCCGGCCAGTCCGGAGAGCGTCTGGACCTGCTGCTGATAGAACTGGTCCGCCAGCCCCTGCCCGTACTGCTCCAGCAGCGCCTTGTCAGCAGTCGATCCGAACCCCACTCCGCCCGGCCCCGCAGCCTGCCGGTTGATCGCCTCCGTGCCTTGGCCCATCAGAAACTGATAGCCCGGCAGGTTCGCCACCGAGCTGGGGTCCTGCATCAGCTGCGCCAGCTGCGCTCCATACATCGGCCGGTACGCGCCGAAGGGATTGGCCTGGGCCAGGTTGGCCTTGCCGGCCTGCCCGAGCTGGTAGGACTGGATCAGCCCATAGATGTTGCCCGCCGTGCCGGCGATCTGTCCAATATCTCCAACGATGCCAGGAGGCATCGGAGTAGGAGCCGGAGCGATGCCCACCTGCGGCGTGCCGACGCCAGGCGCGCCAGAGTACAGCTGGTAGCCTCCGCCGGCGCCTCCGCCACCCACCTGCTGCTGCGCAGGAAACATCCGCAGCATCATGCTGCCTCCTAAGGAATCGGTCCAACCTGCCCAGTGTGTGACACCACTCTACCGTTGACGTAGGTGATGGTCCCCGGCGTGCCGCCAGTAGTGACCGGAGCCGTCTGAATCGTCCCGTTGAAGCCGGATGCCGGCCCTCTCCAGATCGAGTCGAACCAGCTCCACCATCTCTGAGTAACCACAAGGTTCCCGTTCGAGTCTGGCTTAGCTATCGCCTCATTGATGTTGGGCACCTGGAGGACATTGGTGGGGGGAGTAGTAGTGGTCATATAGTACCCATATCCATCTGTAGATCCACGCTCCGGACTCTGAATGGAGTGGGAGCCATGTGGTAGAAGTTATAGGCGCGCCGGCTGAAGGTGCCTTCGTTCCGCAGTTCCGGCCGCCGGCGGCTCAGATCCACCTTCCTCGGCACACTCCACGTCTGATAGTCGTCATCCGACCGCCTGACGTACAGGGTGCTGCCAGGCGTCTGGTCCGAGTTGAAGTACATCCGGTGGACGGTCTTCCGCCGGCGAGTCCCAAAGTCCGCATTCGGAGTGTAGACATCCACCTTCACTATCTGCCCATTGTCCGTCGGGTACTCGTAGTCGCCCTCGAACCAGTGTACCTTGCCGTCACTCATCCCCTGCAGAAGGTGCCGGTTGTTGTTATCATAGGACATGGACACCACAGGCCAGAAGTTGCCATTCTCGTCTGTCCACTGGTACCACAGCCTCTGATCTATATCATAGACGACGGTTACTCCCAACTGAGTCTTCGATACTGTGCCGGGCTCATCCAGCAGATAGAAGGGGAAGGTCAGGCCGTAGAAACGGTGGCCGCCATGCTTGAACACCCATGAGACGAACGTGGCGGCAGCGCCGCCAGGCGGCTGCAAGAACCCCGCCGCTTGTAGCTGATCCAGAAGGCGCTCGATCGGCGGGGTGGAGATGACTGTGGGCTGGAGACTGTCCACTCGGATGACCTGCGGAGAGACCGTGTTATCCGAGGTGACGTAAAGGAGAATGTCGTCGATCACCTGCGGAGTACCCATCACCGCCCCGTACGGAGAGACGCCGCCCGGCACCTGGCTCAACGGAGAGCCCGGAGGCGGATTCACTGCATCGTAGAAAACCTCCATACTGTCGGTCTTGAGAGCGATGACATAGTTGAGCTGCTGCACGAGCTGCACACCGGAGCCGGCGCGCATATTCGCCGTTATCTGACTCCCGGTCCAAGTCGAAGGATCATTGAAGGCGCTGTTGTAGATGACGCCGTTCTCGTCCATGTAGTAGATGGTTTGGTCCAGATAAGCCAGACCCCTAACGAATTGGCCGGCGCCGGAGATCGCCGGCACGACGTGGGGAGCTGTGTCAGCGGAGGTGAGATAATAGATGTGCTGGCTCCCCGCCATGATCAGATGGTTTGGAGACGCCTGATCCTGCACAAACGCATAAGCGCGGCCGGTGCATCCCAGCGGATCCATGTTGGCTGGTCCGATCGCGCCTGTCCCTCGCCAGAGCTGTGCGTTCCCCTGCCCGAAGCTCGAGCTAGTACTCTGAATCGCGTAGTTGTCGTTCCACGGCCGGCTGGGCGAGAATCCGAACGGGTACATTCCCAGGCCGAGGCCGCCGGGACTATAGCTGACCTTGTACCCGATTCTCTTCTGGATGATCCATTCCTGCGTGATCTGATCCTGCTCCGCAAAGCAGTTCAGAATCCGCGCATCCTTCAGAAAGCTCTCGCTCCGATTGCTCTGCTGCTGGATGAGCGGCCAGCGTTGTGGCATCGCTACCGTCCGGGCAGCCTGTGCTGCCGGCACGCTCATCGCCAGCCCCCACCCCTAAACCGCTGGGAGCCTTGGAACATCCGCTGATCCGGCCGGGGCAGTATACTAGTCCCTTGCTCCGCATCCCACTCTTCCAGCTTCACCAGATGGTAGGCGGCCATCGCGTCACAACGCTGGATAACGGCTGGAGGCTGGCCCTGGCAGATCTGTGACGCCAGCCCCCATTCCAGAGTGAGCGCCCACTCTATCGGGAAGTTCTGCCCATCCATCAGCCCAACAAAGTTCTCCACCTGCAACCGAAACACCAGATGCAGCGCGCCGCGCGCCTCATTCGCGTCCGGGATCAGCCACACATTTACGTTCAGCGTCAGCTGCTGAGGGTCTACGAATATCTGCGTGATCGGTCCCTTCTGGGTCGTGACCGACAGCATGTCCCACTCCTGACGAGAGATCTTGAATACCGGCCGCCTGGTAGCTCCCATCTCGGGTGGATACAGGTAATACTGGTCTTCCACCTGCATCGGCTTCACCATGCTGTAGGTGCCGTTTGGGCCGAAGGTGTAGAGTCCCTGTCCGTCGGTCAGCGTCACCGCCGTGTCCTGCAGCAGCCATAGTCGAATCCCCTGGGTCTGGATGAAG